GGGAAAAAGATGGATCTACCCAAATAAATTTGGGCCGCCCAACTCGTGCATCTTTTATGAACGATGTACTTGTAAAGGAACTCGAGAGACCATATTAGAAAACACACAAAAACTAATATGTAATAAAATTTGTTTCACTTGTTTGCCCGAAGGCAGAGTGTTATAAAACAAATTCTACCCTCAATTGGGCGTACGCTGGTGAGATGTGAACTTCACCTTACGGTAGCTTTGATATAAGCTACAAATATTGCTGATTGGTCAGTGGTACTGCTAAGAAGCAAAAAGCCTGCAAATCATCCGATGCAGCGCGATATATGAACCTTCTTTGCGAGGCAGTATTAATATCCTGAAACCTGACAGCTACTCTTGGCGACAACCACTGGGACGTGTTCATCGACGTGTCGGTCGGGGCGTTAACGTAGGCTCCATAATGACTATGAAAAGGCAACTTATACGAATACATACGCTTCGTACTAGCATCGCCAGTCATAATCTGTCTAGACCTACCTGAAAACAAACCTCCTGAACCAACTGTCAATGTATCATTGAATCCCATGAGTGCCAATTGAGCATCTGTTCCGGTGGAAATAATCCTGTATATCACTGAACCCCTAACAAATCGAAAGGGAGCCAAGATCTGCGACACAATGTCAAGGTTGTAAGGAATACTTACACCATCTTTGGGCACAAAGGTTACAAGACCTGGCAAATCAGTAAAATTCTCCGTCACATCGTAAAACTGTGTGGAGAGTAGGGCCAATTGCTTCACAGACAGAATCTGTTCACCAATAGCCTCTTGGGCAGCGGTCGTACCGATATTCATCTCGGTATTTAGGCCACCTAGTGTCACAATGGGGTCGTCCTCAGACACACCCAATTCAGGAGCGCCGGTACCATACAACGGTATACCGGCCTGCGACACTGCCTGTTCGACCATAGGATCTGAAGGTAACTCAGGAGCAAATCCTGCTACATAAGCGCGAACTGGGTCATACGTACTAGTTCTAACACCTGCGAATTCAAGATCGTCACCGCCACACATTTCCAGTGTAATATCCACCGTAGACGCCACCACCTCTGGAGCAACCAATTGGTTCACTACATAAATTGCAAGAACACCCATGGGCTCGTCGTGGTGCGAATACACTCGGGAACTACTATAGGGAATTGTGAACTCGACCATCGAAGAATCGCGTATGTCAACAACTAGGGTATACAGATAGGGAACATCTGCCCAGGTTGGTGCACTCACTATTCCAGGATACGTGCTCGAAACACCCGGCTTAAACACGATCAACAATCGTCCAGAATGAAACTTAGTCTTGGAAATCCTCATCCGATAACGGATAGAACCTCGCCAGAACTGAAAGAAACTCTGGAGCCATGAGATCGGCGTGTGCCGATACAATGTTCCGGTGCTCGTAAACTCCGATACTACTGAGCCAACTCTAGGGCACACAGCTACATTTGTCAACTGCACCTGTGTGGCATTACTCGTGGTCCAAGTAAAGCGTGATTGAACACCCCACCTTCTTTTGATGTGATCAATAGACATCTCATCAAGATCCGTGTCTGAATAGCCTATGGACGGAGCTATACGGTTACACAAGGACGCTGACAATGGCATTGCTGGTTCTGCGCCATCATAATTAGCCATATAGTCAGTCTCGTTGTATCTGATCCTTGTTACCGCTTCAGTTTGTGCTGGACGAGACCAGCCAAACGCTCCAGCTACTTTAGCAGCTATTGCCGCAGCCCAAGACACAGGCTGCAAATAAGACGACAGCATTGGAATTCTGGAAAGGGCGGTCGACACCTTTCCAGTGGCAAGAAGAGCTTCTTCAACTGGACCTTTCTTACCTACTGCGATCTTGCTCTCTACCATCAAGGGCTTTCCGGACTGAGAATATGCTACTCCAAACCGCAAATCCTTAAAGTGTACCCAGATGGTATAGGAGACATACGTGGGGGCTCCAGACCCAACACGCAGAGCTGTGTACAAACCGTAGTGGACAGCGCCCCCATAAGGGACGGTGCTACTGCGATCGCTCGCAGGCAACACATGAATAAATGGACATTCAAGTATTGCCTCAGTTTGTTCTGCCATGTCTAGAATCACGTGCGGCATTGTCACCGCAGTCTCTCTTTTCTGATAATCAGTAGTCGTCGTGATATCAGAATAAGCAGGCTCATGCACCATGTATACCTGCCCAGCTTGAAATGGAGTGGCATTCAACACCAATCTCACAACAGCTGTGTACCCTGTCAGCAAAAAGCGCTTTGCTTTCTCATAATTCGGACTGCTCGAGAAGGCCGTAGCCAACGCGAGCGTAGTAAAACTCGAAACGCTAGTTGCTGTTGTGAACGTTCCAGTGGCGACCGGGTATGGTTTCGCCATGAAATCAACAATATCCTGTTGGTTTTGCGCGGTGATTCCCTTATAAAGGACATCTAACCGTGACTTATTTTGATGCGGAGCTGCGATAACTACGGGCGCATCAGATGCCATAGTTAAAGTGGAGGAATTTTGATCTGCATGGGCCTCACCCACTCCTGTTTCTCTATCGAACGTCCATGAACTCTCGACCTGGGAAGGACTAACCCCAGATCCACCAACGAAAAGTCGTCGACTTTCGCATGTCTCTAATCTACGCATGGTGTATACGTAGAACTCGACAGAGGCGGGCTTCGTGACATGTCAGAAGATATAGCGCGACTTGGAAATCTCCAAGAATCGACGGCGCCATTCCTCTTCCATGTCAAAGGGACGTTCCACTCCTACCAAAGGTGAGTGGGCAAAGATTTTAGGGGCTAACTCCAGGAACTTTGCTTTTCCATGGAGGGACAATTCATGCAGAGCTTCATTAGTATTGTCAGCACTAATCTGAAGGGAATTAATCGTGTCTTTAGTCCAATACGGCAATTCCATGACAGTGTCCAGTGCGAGAGGTGCCACATACTGTCCAGGGGTCAGCTCGTCAGGCATATATCCACGCTTGAGGAAACTGATCTCGTGCAATCCGCGCCATGGTGCGACGTCATCTCCCTTATCTTCGGGAGTGTAGGTCATTCCAACACTTGCAAAGAATTTCTCCAAAGTGTGCTGGTTAAATCGCTCCTTGACTTCATCTGAAACACAAAGAACATTATCATCGCCATAGGTCACGATTCTCACCTCATGTTCAAAGTGATCACCAGGACACAATTCAGCAAACGCAATGCGGAACAAAATGTGGTTTGCAATGCAATTGATGATGGTAGTCATAGGATGCCCAGAAGGGAGCCCGTGATACCATTCGTAGATCGTGTCTCCATTCACATGTCGTGAATTGTACACTTCCTGCCACAAAGTCGCTCTCACATCACCATGTTCGTCACCATACCACACATTGATCATCTCACCAATTGCCTCCAAGAGCGGAGCGCTCAAGTGAGCGTCGAAAGCTTTGAAATCTCCAGCGATAAAACAGTCACCACCTGCACGCAAATGATGAACCATCTTCGTCCATTCATACGAGTAGGCATTAACACCCACACACATTCCGTTAATGATGCGATTCTCAATGACCCATGACACGAATGACATGTAGTACATGCGGACACACAACATATAATCAACTGGACAGCCACTGAACAATCTACTCTTACCTTCCAACGATTTCGGAATGGATCGCAATTCATCTTTCAGATTGTCCGTATACACGTGCAGTCTTCTAACACACTTCTTGGCACCAGCGGCAATCTCCTCGACACGGCGCTGCAAATCTTTGCACGCACTGTTGTCCAAACAGAAGTCCGCTAGTGAACCAAAGAACCTGGTTTTTCCTTGTTTCCCAGGAATCGGAAACAATGCAAATGGGAAGCCAGGTGAAGTTGCTCTATTGATGGCGGGGATGGATTTGACTCCTTCCACACCCATCACAGATTCTTCCCACGTTAAGACTTCGCGCTCACTCGGAAACATAGACGCAGCTTGCAACCAAATGAAGAACGCATTGATCGCGGTCTTGATCTGCGAAGCAGACACCGATACGGGTTTCACGCCGTAGCGTTGTAGCGCCATATCCATAGGATCGAGCTTGACACCATCTTTCTCAAATGGTACCAGACGTGCTGGTCGCTTCTTCGCTGCGCCCCACTTTCCATACAATGCTGAGTGCTTCAACTGGGACTTGTTAGAAATTTGTCTCTTCGGAGAAGCACGATAAAGGGCATTGAACTCAGGTCCCATCTCGTCACCAGCCAATGGCAACAACTCAACCTTGGATCCTTGACTGACAACTGGTTCGTCCTGAGCTCTAATATCAATTCCTCTTTCAAGCAGTTCAGCAGCAAGATCTTCGCGGTACACCATGGTTCCATAATTCGATCCTGTTGGGGTACCAGCAGCGTGAATGCCTAGAACAACCAATTGCCTGCTCTTGGGACCACTGTATACCAACCACGATCCACAATCTCCAGCACGAGTTGGTGTAGTGTACTGCAGCGCATCCTCCAATAGAAAGTCTTCGGGACCCTTGATAGAGATAGCACTGCGTTGACAAAAAGATTCCAACACCACAACACTACGATTCTTAACGGAAAGAAACAATGCATCCAATCTTTCATGAGTCAAGATCGGATTGTGCTGTGACACAAAGTGCTTCGCGACAGAACAGAAAGGCTGGACATTCATAGGGGCTAGTCCAATCATCCAATCTCTGTTGATGTCTTTCTGTGTGGGGACACGAGAAAGAAAACACGCCAATGGGATCTCAAAGTACTTGTCACGGAAGAAATTGTAAACTGTGATCGTCAGCTTTGGATTCGTATCAAACTCATTCTTGAACTGGTAGTAGTAGTGAGTGTTAAACACAAAATGTCTACCATGGATGAACGTGATAATTCCAGCAGGGTCATTGTTACCAGCCTGACGCATATAACATACGTTTCGCTTGAACTGGGTCACTGAACTATCATGCACACTACCATTCCACCCCATTTGACTTGTAACATGTTCTGCCTGAAATCTACGTTGTCTCCAACTCTTCGGAAGCTCGACGCTCTTAGCAACAGAACTGCGGGTACTGGATTCATACTGGGCCAATACTTCATCTTTAAGCTGAATTTGTTCTGGATCCTTAATGGACTCAATGTAATCTGTCACATGCAACACATCTGGAAGATCACTTTCAAACATAAAGAGGTCTTTCCCACTGGAACAGACATATCTCTTATGTACGAGATAGTCAAATGCTATGACGAGTTCTTTATCAGTCAACTCTGCTGGTTTTCGGTAAACGAGCCACTTGCGCCCCA